AGATTTTCTTCTATGAATTGCTTGTCCAGCTGTTAGATTATAGCTTGATACATTTAAGTCTTTATCATCGGTTATTACATCTAAACATTGGATAGTTTCGCAAGGTACATCTGCACCTACTACACTGTAATGCACACAGTCCCAACCGTATGAGGTCATGTATTTTATAAATTTAACTGCGGCAACACTAAAAGGATCTGATCTGTTATTAAGGTTAACCGGACCATAAGGGTTAGATAAAATATGTAATGTAGTCATAATAATAATTAGTCAAAAAAATAGGACCCGTAGGTCCTATTTTACATTGTAGGTCCGTTACCGTTCCTAAATCCTACCTGTCCTCCTTGCTCTTTGATTTTTTTCAAAACATCCTCAAAAAGGATAGGTGCAAAGTCAGTTTGTTCAACTGATACATTATAATAACGAGGATCAATCTCATCGCTGTATAAGATTTCACCAGTTCGAGCATCAACACCTCTCGCCTTCATAACACGATTGGCATGCAAATGCCCATGTATTGAGCAGCCAAACCTACCAAGGCTTGCTTCATGAACAGGAATATGACTTAAAATAAGTCCATTCATCACATGGTAGGCCCGTAATTCTCTAAAGTATTGACGATAGTCCTCGTCCTTAAAGATATCGTGATTACCACGAATCAAAACTTTGTCGCCGTTTAATCTCGACATAATACTTAACGCTCGACGATTGATGACAACATCTCCCAAGTGGTAGATTTTGTCAGTGGGCTTTACCCGTTCGTTCCAAGCCTTAACCATTGCTTCGTCCATTTCCTCGGCTGAGTCCCATGGACGTAATTTTGTAACACCATCGTTACGTGTGAAACGACATACACCTGTGTGACCGAAGTGTGTGTCTGATACTAAAAATACACTAGGCATACCATATCTCCTTAAAGCCTTCTTCCTCAGTGGGCACTTCAAAATTCTTAATCATGTCATGCAGAACATCTACAGGAATCAGTTTTCCCGGACGACTTAATAATCTACGAGGCAAATCATCTACATCCGGGCATCGAAATACCACAGCAATATGTTCATAATTAGGAAGCATATTAAACTTTTTTGCACGACTAGCAATTGTAGTACTAGTTTGATCCCAAATAATGTCCTTGTCCTGAGTTCGAGCATCAACAACCTGGGCTGACATTATGTTTACAGCTTTAGGCATATAATCCTCAAACACTTCTGAATAAGTTTTACCCTGGCGTTCAGCTTCTAACTCTACCCAAATGTCTGTAGATATATAGGCACATTCTTTGGCCCAGTCTTGATTATTGACCCAAGTAGTTTTACCTGCTCCAGGTATTCCAATTAACTGATAACAACGTGCCATTTTTTAATACCTTACAAAACGGCCATCGGCGCCGTGAAAACCATAAACAAGCCAATCTGTTTCTACAATATTATCTTTTAATGATCTAGTGTAGAAGTAAATTAACGTCTCCATATCATAGTGTAACATCTTTGGATCCAAAAGTAAATCAACAATTTTACCAATTATATCCAATATGTTGTTTAATTGCTGACTTCCAAATCCAAATAATACAGTACTGTATTGATAAAGTTTATTATTACCTTGTTGTATTCTTAGATCGACCATTTGATAGTTCCACTGATCACTCCAGTCATAACACATCGGTTTTTTAAAAAATATATTGTCAGTATTTTGGTTATTAATATAATCTATACTAAAACTACTGTCTAAAAAGTATCGACCACTAAACTTAAAAATAAAGTCGTGTAACATTAATTCTGGTTGATACTTTCTGATAAAGTTTTTAAGAACGGTACACTCACAGAATGTTTTATTTGGATGTTTTCTTACTATATCAAATATTTCAGGAAACTCTTTTTTGATGCTTATAAATTTTAAATTTGATTGATATGTAAGTAATGATGCATATTCATTATAGTTTTCGCTAGCATCAACTAGATAAATTGTAACATCATCTTTGCCTAAGGCAAGATCAATTGATGCAATAGAACCCAGCGTTTGTCTCCATCGTTCATTACTACTAAAAGCTGTTCTTTTTATACTATATGTTAATGGATAATTATTATCAACTTCTATGCAACTAGTTATAATAACTGCTTTTTTAACCATGTTTGATATTTTGTATGCTTAGAGTTGATCCTTGCGTTCTCCAAAGATCTAAAACATATCTATGAGACATTCGATGTTCAAGGTCGTTTCCTTTCTCATAGTAAGTTGTAGCAAATTTTTCGTGCTCGACCAACATAGGAAAATTATAGACTATACCATTATAATTTGAAAATAATATATTTTCAACAAGTGGTTGTAGATCACCTATTTCTAATTTATACCCATTAGCACCTATTACTACGTTATCTAATATTTTTTTCACATAAGATCTACGCATTAACCCATGTGCTCCCCACCACCACCAGGCCCGTGGCTCTACTTTTAATTGTATAGTCTCTCCCTTGAATGGACTTTCTATACGCATCAATTGAACACACTCCCAATCAGCAGGCAAATTATCCATAAACTCTGACCACGTAAAGTTCCAATAGGGTATACTTTCAAGGCTAATATCGTCCTCGCAGAATATTGCATAGGGTTCATTGCAGGAGTTGTACCAATTTCTCAACATGTTTATATGAGATACAATGGTTCCAGTTTGGGCTTCAACACTATATGCATATATTCCAGAGATCTCAAAGTTATCTTTAATATCAACAAAGCGATCTGTAATATAAAAATTAGCTCTATTGATTCCATAGACCAAACACTGTGCTTCTATAAATGCTCTACGATCGTAGCTTTCTCGTAGACTTGTGCAGTTAATTGATGGGAAGTTATGTGTTTTATTCATGAATAATAATTATGGAGCGGGTAGCGAGAATCGAACTCGCAACCGAACCTTGGCAAGGTCCTGAGATACCATTTCACCATACCCGCGATATTTTATTTAACTATAAAAGATTGGTGATCTTATTTTTTAGGTTGTTTGAATATCTTATCCACCAAGTATAAGCAAGTACTCGCTGTATATCGAGTGATCGCATATTAGACATCAGGTGCTTAATTGTTCCAGGTGCATCATTCCAAGTTTCTACCTCTATTAAGGGATGGTCCTCACCATAAAGGTTAGCCCAATAATCACTTTTTTCTACAATAGGTAATGCCCCCATCTGTAGAGCTTCTGTAACCCGAAAACTATCTATATTATAATTTCCTGTAGGACATGGAACAAATAAACTGTTATTGTAAAATTCAGCCATCTGTGCAGGAGTTAGCGCATGTTTATTAGGTCCTCCCCAATCTTCCCAGGGATGTCGAAACCAGTGCATTCCATTAGGAACATTAATCATAGAGTTTACCATGTCTACTCTTTTAGGACTAGCAATTGTCCCACTAAAACTCCACGTGTATTCTCGATCCCATGTAGATTTGATAGGAAGTGTGCTTGGAAAAGTCATTGACCATCCTAATGGAAAAAATACAACATTATTAGCATTGATATTTCTGTAGTAATTTTTTAAAACTACCTTGGCAAATTTATAATGATCTGTTGGATCTTTCTCCCATTCGTCACTAAGGTGTATGAGTCCAAAGTTTATATTTTGTTGAACCATCTTTTCTATATAGGGTACAATATTTACATGATGGTTATAAATTATATAACTGTTATCGATACATTGTTCTTGATTAGGATCGATAAGAGTATTATGCGGAGTTTTTGAAAATATATATTCTATCCACTCAGGCTCCCAACATGAAGGATAATCCGTCTGCCAAATAAGTGTTATCATATCTATTCCTTGTATATTATTATCAGACTATTTAATGTGGAGTAGGTGACAGGAATCGAACCTGCATAACACTGGTTTGCAATCAGTCCCCTAGCCTTTCGGGACACACCTACATTGTTTGGCGGGCCATGAAGGAATCGAACCTCCGCTAATGGTGTTGGAGACCATCGCACTACCATTATACTAATGGCCCTAAAACTGGTACCTCGTGACAGAATCGAACTGCCGTAACCGCCGTGTAAAGACGGAGTTCTACCATTAAACTAACGAGGCTTTTATAAAATATTCAACAGTGGCCATTGCTGACGAAATTGCTTGATGCATGTCTAGATAAACATAGTTTCCGCACCTACCAATAAACGTAACTCGGTCATTGACTATTGATTGATATTTTTTATGTAACTCTTTGTTGGCCTGTGTTAGCACAGGATAATATTTTTCATTATTTACTTCATAGGGATCACAGGGTTCTTCTACAGTGATCGATGTCCAATAAGGGTTGATCCCATGTTCTGCTATATTCTTCCATTCAGTAGATCTAGTGTAAGGACTGTTATTAGTAAAATTAACAGTAGGTGATGGCTGTACTTTGGGTATTGGCAAACTATAGTGATGAAACTTTATCGAACGATATGGAAGAGGACCATAACACTGATCATAATAGTCATCTATGGCCATACTGTTGAATACATGGTCAAACTCTGCCTCCATGATTTTATCAAATGGTGTTTCTAATTGTACCTGTATTCTAGGCGAATCAAATATATTAGCAAACATTGCTTCGTAACCGTGTGTGGGAATAACTTGATAGTCATCTCTAAAACATCGGTCCTCACGATCTCTATTGATTTTTACTCTGTTTAGAACTTCTGGATCTAACTGATCAAAGTATTCTCCCCACATCTTTGTAGAATAAGGTTTGATAAATGTTTCAATGTACTTGGATTCTGGTACACGATCTAGTGTGTTCAAATTAGCAGGCCAGGGCACATAAGACCCATCAGACAACAGTGCTAAAATATGATGTTCAAAAGGAGTCCACCGTGTGAATTTACTCAACCAATCATAGACTTTTTTATTGCTGGTATGAAACAGATGAGGACCATATTTGTGTATCCTTATACCGTGTTCATTGAGATAGTCATAGGCATTACCACCTATGTGATTTCTTTGGTCTATAACAATAATGTCATGTCCCCGGTCGGCCAACATTCGTGCTACAGTTGCACCGGCAAATCCTGCACCTACTACCAAATACTTCATACTCGGTTATCTTCCCATAGTTGTTCCCAGTCTGTGACAAAGAAACTGATATCTTTTTTGCTGCCTAGATGTATCGCATGAGTACCAATCGGCATCATCATAGCAACATCAGGACTTGTCCAAACACTGGATAGACTACTACCTTCCCATGCACCCTCGACAGTACCTATATTCATCAATCGATTAAAATCTTTTTTGTACTGATTTAAAAGGTTTGTGGTTATCATAAATGACTCATGCGTAAACCAAGTAGTACGATAATAACGATCTGGTCCCGGAATAACAATACACGGCTTAACATATGTAGAATTAAACGGATTATCTTTGTGCGGATACAACTGATTAAAGTCCTGCGGAAATATTCCTATACTGATACTAGGATCGAGTTCACTGAAAGATTTCCAGGCTTTGATCATTTTTGATATAGCATCAGGATAATGCAGGTAATCATCCTCAACGGTATAAACTAATTCATCCTGTGGTAGCGCATACATATATTTGTAAGCAACACCCACTGAATACCTAGACCGTTGTTTAGGATTAAGATGCTCTTGATCTCTTGCAGGTAAAAAATCAAATGTAGTCCCCGCAGGTGCAATAGTCTGTATTTTATCTACAGTTTCTTGACTAGAATTATCATCTACAATATGTAACTGAAACTCTTGTCCACTAAGTTCTAATGAGTTAGACAATGACTTTAAACACCGCCATACACACTGATTTTTAGGTACTATACGATCACTTTGCAGACTTGCACGATCGCAGGTACGTAGGACAACATTGAGTTTCATTTTTTTTATTATATTGGATGCAGAGGGTGGAATCGCACCACCGATCTTCAGGTTATGAGCCTAACGAGATACTACTTCTCCACTCTGCGATAAATTTACGCTGTACGCTTGACTAAGTGATAGCCAAATTGTGTTTGTACTGGGCCAACCACTGTACCAACATCGGAACCAAATGCCGCATCTTCAAAAGGCTTGACCATCATGCCACGACCAAATGGTCCAAGGTCTCCACCATTCTGGCCACTAGGGCACTTGCTGTGTGTTTTTGCCAGGGCACCAAAATCAGCACCCGCTGTGATCTGTTCTTGCAGATTTACTGCTTCTGCCAATGTTGGCACTAAAATATGACTTGCTCTTACTTGCATTTACATTTTCCTTTAATATTGGTCTCCAGTGTGGGATTTGAACTCACATTATTCTTGGTCCCAAACCAAGTGCCATAACCAGATTAGGCGAACCGGAGATTAAACTTGTTCAACGATTATACCTGACTTCTTTAAGAATGTCAAGCCTGAATCGTCTCTGTACTGTTCACCAAACCAAACTCGTTTGATGCCAGCACCTAAAATACTTTTTGCACATTCCAGGCAAGGTGAATGAGTGATAAACATATCAGCACCATCACCACCTTCTGAGCCACGGGCCAGTTTATCCAATGCATTTCTTTCTGCATGAAGTACCTCTGGTTTGGTTGTTAAGGTAATGTGAAATCCGTCATCTGCATAAATCTGGTCTTCACAGTCGTTATCCCAACCTGCGGGCATACCGTTATATCCGATACTGATGATCCTATCATTCTTAACAACAATGGCACCAACATGGAGCCTGCGAGCATGACTTAGTTCAGCAAATCTCTTTGCTGTATCCATATATGCTTTGATGAATTTTTCTTTCATAATGATTTTCTAGCGGGATGGGAGAATCGAACTCCCGCCAGGAGATTGGAAATCTGCTGTTCTACCATTAAACTAATCCCGCAAACTTTATACTGCTTTACCAGTTTTATCTTGTTGATTGGTTAGGTATTTTTCCAATGCTTGTTCGTAGGCTTCTTCTGACAAACCGTGCCAGCCACAGCATTTACCATCTGGGCTACGGCCACAACCGCATGATCCGATTTTACTTGTATCTTCTTGTACTCTTACCTGCATTTTATTCTTTCCAAATATTGAATCGTAGTTTTGACTAAATTGATCTAGACTAACACTATATGGTCTTGGACGACTTCCTTTACTCATATTTTCCTCAAATAATCTCTGCCTACTAGGCCTGCTTCAATTTCTGCCAGCGCAGTAATAGTAGTGCCGTTCTTTGTAGCAGTATTTAATAGTGAACGATGTCCACGCTTTAATTCTCGAACACGCAATGCGGCCACTAGCACTAGATCAAATCTACTGCCAATATTTTCTACGCATTTATCTGTATTCACATTGTGTCGGGTAATTGATTTCATTGTTTTCCTTGGGTTATTAAAATGCTCTGCGGTATCTATAAAGTTGCTATTATTTTGTTGACCTGCTGTAAGTCTAAACGCAATCGATGAGCAATTTCACTAGAATCTAAATTTCTCTCTAACAGTTCTTTAATTTGAGCGATAACATCTTGATATGACATGCGATTCTCCTGAAGTATGCATATACATATATAACGCCTTGACCTCTCATTTCGTTTACAAATTTGGTGCGGGCGGTGAGACTCGAACTCACACACCTTACGGCAATGGCTTCTAAAACCATCTCGGCTACCAGTTACGACACACCCGCATTTTCCATTAGTTGATAGTACTCAAAACTTTACAAGTTTAGCAAATTTCTGAGTGGAGTTCGATTCTCCTCATAAGCCATTGCCCGAGTTATTTCAGGACTGGAAGATGGCCCTACCAGCCCGCCTAGAGTATGCGTCCATACACGATACCTCTCGAATACTATCAACTAATAATATTATATTAGTATAACAAATTTTTATAATCTGTCAATGCCTTTTTATGGTAACGCTACGGGGAATCGAACCCCGATTGCCAGGATGAAAACCTGGTGACCTAACCGTTAGTCGATAGCGTCATTATTATATTTCTGTAATTTATCTCAAAGTTGTAGTCTTATTGTTCAATGGTTGAATTTTCCAATTGGCTTCTCTATTAATATCTCGGACTTCTTTTATACAAGTTGTTTTTAGATCTAGATTTTGAATCTTATCACAGTCATTGGCATTGGATGTGGCAACTGCTATACACAATTTTTTCTTTTCAGTATTATGCTCTTTGACACATTCATCTAAACCATAGGAGGCCCAGCATTGCGAGGCCCTGATAATCAATAATATGACTAGGAATCTCATAACACTATATTTATTACAATACTGTAATATTTATAAATTATTTTGTAGGAACTGTCAATCTATAAATATCTTATAAACTACATACATTATGAATAAATTAGAAAATTTTCCTACAGTAACATACATTAATTTACACGAGTCATTAGATCGTAGGACGTTCATGGAAGATCAATGTAAAAAATATGGTTTACAAAGTACTCCATATTTTACCGATAGGTATGATGTTTTTAAAGATCAAATCGAAATTCGATGTCAGGTATACTGCGATTATCATCAAGGCAACAATATCAGTTATATAAATGCCATGCGGAGATGGTATGATACCACTGATGAAGAATATGGTTTTTTCTGTGATGATGACATTAGTTTTGAAACAGTTGATCTATGGAACTTCACCTGGCAGGAATTTATAGATAATCTTCCAAAAGATTGGCAATGTGTTCAAATGGTTAGAATCAACATCTGGGAAGACGGAATGAAAAATTATGGAATTCTTGAGATACCATCAATACAGATTCGTGAACGTGCTTGGAATGACTACGGATGTGCCGCAGTATTTAAAAGAGAATATGTAAAAAAATTATTAGATCGCCATTGGATTTCTAATAATGTCTATAGTTTTAATATACCTTCAAGATCTAATTCAGAATATTTTTATTATCCCATAGTTGAAAGTCTACTCTATAGAGAAATCAGCGATGGAGTTTATAACTGTCCATTACTGTTAGAAAATCAATCATTTGATTCAACAGTGCATTTTGGAGAAGAAGGCCGAATTCCTCATAGGCGTTCATTCAAGATTTATTCAACATTGTGGAACTTATATGGTAATGAACTTCCACTGTCTTATATATTAAACAAATCTTAATGTCTTGGCGGAGAGTGTGGGAGTCGAACCCACTCGACGGCTCATCACCATCGTCGGATTAGCAATCCGATGCCTTACCATCCGGCCCACTCTCCTTTGGTACGACCGGTAGGTTTCGAACCTACAAAGGCGTTGTCTAAGACTTTGCCCCATCCTGCCGAAACAGAGGTCTGCCATATTCCACTCACGGTCGTATATACAGTATATACTTATTGTGAATGGTTGTCAACTCTATGGAGGAGGGATGGTAGAATCGAACTCCAACCGCTTCCGCAGTCCATCCGCTTTCAAGGCGGTGCCAGACCCAGTCTGGATAACCCTCCGATGTTGTTGTTGGTGGTAATAGTAGGACTCGAACCTACGATAGGTTGCGTATGAAGCAACTGCATTTGCCGCTATGCTATATTACCATATAGAAACACACTATGCCACGCTCTGAACCTGGACTCTTAGTAATGTGTTTTTATATGGTGCGGGCAGGGGGACTCGAACCCTCCAACTTATCGGTTAAAAGCCGATTACTCTACCATTGAGTTATACCCGCATTATCTTCTTGTCACAGTCCATAGGACTCTCCTTTATTAAAAAAATGGTACCCCGGGCGGGAGTTGAACCCACAGAAAACTTCTCCTTTTGAGAGAGACGACTTTGCCAATTTGTCCACCGGGGCATTAAAAGAACTTCATCGTAGAACTATATTACCAGAGGATGAAGCCGTGTTATCTGGTGCCGCCCCCAGGGATCGAACCTAGTTCCTCGGTGCTTCAAACCGGTGCTATGACCACATCAGCTAAAGCGGCATTGTTTGGGCAGGAGAACGGGATTCGAACCCTGGATAACTGATCCACAATCAGTTGTGTTACCACTACACTATTCCCTGCGCATATGTTTGGTATCCAGTAGAGGTAACGCTCCTCTGTCTTTCGATTATCAGTCGAATGCTCTACTATTGAGCTAACCGGATATGTTATTTCTGGTCCGGCTAGGAAGAATCGAACTTCCATTACAAGATTAGAAGTCTCGTGTATTATCCATTATACGATAGCCAGTGCATTGGTGCAAGTACCCGGAGTCGAACCGGGACACCTATAAAGATATCAGATTTTAAGTCTGAGGCGTCTACCTATTCCGCCATACTTGCATGTTTGGTGCCCCCACTACGATTCGAACGCAGGACCTACTGATTACAAATCAGTTGCTCTACCAACTGAGCTATAAGGGCATGGCAGGGGATATAAGAATCGAACTTATGACGATGGAATCAAAATCCATTGTTATACCATTTAACTAATCCCCAACAAAAAACTTGGCTCCCCAGGGTGGGCACGATCCACCGACATTTTGATTAACAGTCAAACGCTCTACCAACTGAGCTACTGGAGAATAAACTTGGCGGTCCCAAGGGGTAACGATCCCCTTCTTCGAGCGTGACAGGCTCGTGTGCGTCCATGAACACTTTGAGACCTAATCTTGGTGGAGGAAGTAAGATTCGAACCTACTCATCCTTAGGAAACAGATTTACAGTCTGCCGCGCCTCTCCAACTGCGCCGTTCCTCCAAAATTTTAGATTAAATGTAATTCTTTTAACACCTGTTTATCCCATAATTCGATTTTAATGTCACTATACATTTTTCTAAACATATCGTATTTTTCTTTGTTTTCTTTACGGAAATACCCTTTAACTTCAATAAGTTTTACTAACTCGTCATTTTGATATATAAAGAAATCCGGCCTATATGACTTGTTTCCCTCTAACATATAAAAATTTTCTTCATATTTCCATTCAATTCTATGTTCGTCAAGATATTTTGCCACTTTTGCTTCCCAACTTGACCGAAATACTATTCCATTGTATTCAGTGCGAATGCCTCTGCCTAATCCATTTCGATTCCCTACCATACCACTAGAAATTTTCATTTTAGTGTTTACTGTATGTGTTTTACCAGCAAAGCCCGACGGCGGACACAATTGCCCTAGTTGATGTTTTTCTTTAGTTAATTGACTAAGATAATTTCTAACTTTGAGCGTATGAGTTTTGCCTGTAAACCCACTTTTGCAAACAATTTTGCTAGGGTTATCGTTACACCGAATGCTATGTTGAGCCAGACTCACATTAGTTTTACATTCTTTCCCACAATAAACACAGTTCATAATATGACCTTTTCATCTTATATACTGTATTTATACTTTTTGTTGTTAATAGTCTTCTGGGGTTACCAATTTTCCTACACATCCAATCGTAAATTATAACACTCTCCAGCTATGCAAGTCAACCCCTGTCAATGGGGTAAGGAGAGTGTGTATTAAAGCATACAGTCTGCGGCATCTCAGCCCATGTCAGCTCTATACGCTTTAATACGACGAATTTTTTTATCTACAAGAAGATAAGCCATCCTCGCCGCCGCCCGTTTGGAACTTTGTTTATAGATGCGTTCTCAGGACCTCGTTTCCTAACCTACATCTTGCTGTACTAGGCCGTTTTTTCAAGCGACTTTTCTTGCTTTTCTAAAGCCTTACAGTATTGTAAAGCACGTTCAAACTTTTCCTTAAACAGTTTTTCACGCTGTTCTGGGGTTAAAACATGTTTCCTATACCACTCGGCCTGTTGTAATTTGTTACTGTCTATTTTCATTTTTCCTTTCCTACAAAACAAAAAACCCTAGTTATTTCTAACTAGGGTCCTTGGAGTGTTTGTTTGTAAACTTACATTTACATCAAGTCCTCCCGGACCCCGGTTTCTGGTGTACGATCGTTCAGTGATAACAAACTGTTAATCGTAGCCCAATAGGAGGGCATAAAGCCTGCCTGTTTGGCTGTACAATTATGTTGTTGATATCTTGCGAACGATTGCATTTTTATTTCCATTTTTCCTTGAAATTTATAAGTTACTTTTTATAACCTATGTATCTATTGTATAGATTATTTAGTCTTTTGTCAACCCGTGTTGTAAAAATACAACAAAAATTAAATCCAATTTCCAAAGTCTGGAACCCAAGTATCTCCATCTTCTGAACGGTCACTACCCGTGCCCTGTGTACGTAGGAAAATCTCAACATTGGTATCCGGCCAGGCCAATCCCTGTGCATTTAATATTGTACCAATCATAAGCTCTGTGTGGAATTTAACATTGAGGTTCAGATTAAAGTGATCAACATGGTTAACTAGTTCACAGTAGGTTTTAATTGTATCTGGTAGTCCAATAGCAAAGATGGTGTTTATTCCACAAGATCTACGATTTTTAGGAGTCACTATAACATTGGGTTGGCGTAATAGATACTGACGAATTTGACTCAAATCCAACATTGGATCGATACCAACATCGGGTCTGGAACGTACAACTAGGTCATAGTCTATGCCGGATTCTTGTCTACGCTGATCACAGAGTTTTAAAATTCCGTATTCAGCAAAAAAGTTTTCCGGAGTACAATCAATGTTTTTATACTGGGTAGTGATCTTTGGCATATGGCTAGGATCTACTAATTCCACATGCACTAGTCTATGTCCTGCAGGCAATCTGGGTTCGATAAAAGTTCGTGCTTCTTCTTCAGTAGTAGCAGTCCAACTAGGGGACAGGTAATTACTACGTTGAAAGTTGTCAGACCTTTTTAAATTCCACAGCACTACATACCAGTCTATTTCACTGTTGACTAGATTTTTTAGTTGCATATCAAACTCTGCACAGAAACGTGCATGTCCGGACAGCAGTAGGGCGGTTCTCATGCTATTTCCTTATACAAAGTATATCACTCTCACCATATGGATGTTCTTGTTGAGCGTTCAAATCTAAAAATTCTGTAGTAAATCCTTGCTGATTTAACCAAGGTTCTAATTCATCTTTTACTACATGCCCTTTATAATAAGGACGTAATGCCGCTTCAGTATGTATTACTTTAACATCATCAATATATTTGCCTAGACCATTTAGTGCTCGAAATTCATTTCCCTGCACGTCCATCCAAATAAGATCAACACGATCTATACCTAATTCTTCTAGTATAACATCTAACCTACGGGCCTGAATACCCGGAACTTCTTTCCATGTTCGATCTTGATAATTATTATCCCAACCACCGGCCATGTGAATGGGTTCTAGGATCGATGATGCACCTACGTTACCTTCTACAAGATAAAATGTCACAGTTTCTTCAAGGTCACTACAGGCATATTCATAGACTGAAATATTAGGATAATTTTTACTGGCCGCTAAACAGATTTGGAATTGATCTGGGTTTGGTTCAAACGCCAGTATTTTTGCATCAGGCCAGGCCTGACTCATTTGAATACTTTCTTCAAGGTCTCTTGACCCAACATCTAAAATTACTCGGGGAGACCAATCTCCAAATTCTTTTTTTACTCTTTCTATAAAGTTTCCTGCTACTGGCATAAAATCCCTTTCTATGAATTACTTATATTCAGATCTCTTGACAAGACAAATTACTGATGCTTAAATAAGTGCTACTATAACTAACCCTATGAAAAGACACCTACTAATTATACTACGTACTTGTACTATTATCAACTCTGCCAGTGGCACCAATAGATACATACCTGTATCAAAACACGAACTAGTTCGAACCTGCATCAGCAGTCTTGTGGACAGTATCAATCAAGTCAAAGATTATGATATAAATTTCGTTGTACTCGATGATCACAGCAGTACAGAAGCTGTTGATGACATTCGACAAATCATCAGCCATTGCAAGTTCCCCACAGAGTTTATTGCCGTTGAGGATGGATCCGGTAATGGGCATACAATGAAACGAGTCTATGAGCAGGTTGAGGCCAAATGTCGAGATCTTTGGTATCATATCGAAGATGATTATTTACATGTGCCTGAAGCTATCAATGATATGATTGCCAGTGTTGATCAGTTTGAAGCCAACACAGGTAAATTGGTTGCCATCAATCCACACGATGATGTTTGGAGGTATACAAGAGAGATATATCATAGTATACTGTTATTAGGACCTTACAGACATTATAGAACAGTACAACATACTACCTATACTTGTTTAGCCAGCCTTAAATTGTATCAACGATATCGAAGTGTGTTTCAAGATTTGGTTAAGTTTACTATCAACAAAGAAGATTGGGTAGAAAATCGTTCTATCAATCAAATATGGCAACAACCTGATGTGATGCTGTTTAGTCCTATTCCGGGACTAGGGTTTCACATTATGGATGAAAGCGGCAAGGATCCTTACTTTGATATTGACGCACTATGGAACAGTGTTCCTAAACTATGGATAAAAGAATGAAAGTATACGACTGTTTTACATTTTTCAATGAATTAGATCTACTAGAAGTACGACTCGAAGAGTTATATGATGTTGTAGATTATTTTGTTATTGCTGAGGCTAATATGAGTCACAGCGGCAAGCCCAAAGACTGGATATTAGGGCCTAACATGGATCGGTTTGCTAAGTTTGCCGACAAGATTCGTTATTTACAAATTGAAGATTTTCCTGTGACTGAAAATAGTTGGGTACGTGAGAAATTCCAACGTGATGCATTACGTAGAGGATTGACAGATATGACCAATGATGATCTAGTTATCATCAGTGACCTGGATGAGATACCACGTGCCGACATCATTGAACTTATCAAAGAAGACGAAAACATGTATGAACGTTATGTTCTACGTGTTCCATTATTCCGTTATAAATTTAATTTCCTTAAATGGTATCAACCTGTGATCAATCAACAAATGATTGTAACTCGAGGACATGTATTCACTAATCCAGAACGTGAGCGTGACTATACACATGCTTGGTTGCCCCCAGCACCGGACGTTGTTTATCTTGACCACGCAGGTTGGCATTTTAGTTATCTAGGTGATGATCGTAATGCTGTACACAAACTACAGAACTTTGCACACACTGAACAAAACATCCCTGAGATTGTTGATGTATTCAGTATTGATCGCATGATTGCAGAAAAATGCGGACCCAATTCCAAAGACATTGAAAAGTTTGAGCACATTTTATTAGATGACTACTTTCCAAAGTGTGTTGTAGAAAATCAAGAAAAATACAAAGATCTGATTATTCCTAATGCTACTGTTTCAATCTATGAATTCTATCCAGAAGAGGTTTCACAATAATGAAAGTCTACGATTGTTTTAGTTTTTATAATGAATTTGAAATTTTAGAAATTAGACTGCAAGAACTTTGGGATGTCGTTGATTACTTTGTATTAGTCGAAGCCAACACAACATTTGTAGGAAGTTCTAAAGAATATTTCTTTGAAAACAACAAAGAACGCTTTGCACCTTATATGTCGAAGATACGTCATATTAAACTAGATGACAGCATTGAAACCCAACGTGAAGTATTCCCTAATCAGATAGATGATACCTGGGTACGTGAAAAGTATCAGCGTTATGCCGCATACAAACAATTAGATGATATTCAACCAGAGGACCTAGTGATCATCAGTGACTGTGATGAAATTCCTCGTGCTGATATGATTGAAATGATTAGAGATGATGAGAATGACTATGATAGATACATTATCTACATTGCACAGTTTAATTATAAAATCAATTACATGAAGATACAGCACCCTAGTAGTCATCCTGCTATTATTGCTACTAGAGGTCGTGTGTGGACTAATCCTCAGCAGGAGCGTGAATACTCTTTCTATTGGAATCCTAAACCAGCAAATACAGTATCTGTACATCACGGCGGTTGGCACTTCACTTACTTTGGTAATGAAGATCATTGTGTTAACAAGATCAAGAGTTTTGCTCACACAGAACAAAATGTTCCAAAGATTGTTGACGAGTACAATATTGCGTGGATGATTAGAAACAAGTATGGGCATGAGGGCATTGACAGCAAACACAACGAACGGTTTGAATATGTTGTAGTCGATGAATATTTTCCTAAATGCATCTATGAAAATCTAGACAAATGGAGTCATATGATCATTCCAGACGCGGTATTCCATGTAGAAAATCTCTATAGAGAAAATGAACAATATTAAAGGCAAATAAATGACAACATTTTCACATTCGGGAACAACTGGAGATACATTTTGTTCTCTGGTAATTCCTAAGATAGTAGGCCAAGGTGAATTTTATCTTAAGTTAAACAATCTAGAGCATGTAATAAACAGTAAACTAGGATGGAGTAATAAAGGTAATCGTCATGAAGGTCGTATGACCGAGGAAGATTATGAGGTGATGCGTGAGCTAATTCTACATCAAAAATACATCACCGATTTCAAAATATGGAACGGTGAAGACATTGACATTGAATTAGAAGATGCTTATGATCATTTAGAAACAGGATTTTTTCCAAGGAACTTTAGCAATCAATATGCACTAGCCGCTGGAATAGATCCACAAAAACATTCTAAAGAATTACAGATGTTACCCTGGATGGAATGTCGAGAAGAACGCAGATTTCCCGGGCGTCCTATTGTAATTCATCGTAGTCCTAATTATCAGGAAGGTAATCCTGTAAAAAGCCCAACCTGGCAAAATTTTATAGATCGAGGACTAGTTGAACAGGCCGTGTTTGTCGGTAGTGAAAGTGATCATGACTATTTTGAAAATACATTTAAGGTCCGAGTACCTTACTATCATACACCAGACTGGATGGAATTAGCCCGCGTAATTCAAGGAAGCGAGCTAATGATTACCAGTATGGGTGGTCCTAGTGCTCTGTGTCTATGTTTAGGTAAAACAATGATGCTAGAGCCACGCAAAAACGAATCACATGAGCGTTTAGAAATAAACTATCCCATGAGAATTAACATACAATATTTTTAAGGAATTACAATGGAACACTTTTATCGAGATATACCCGGCTGGTTTAGCTATGAGTACGTATACAGAGACATGGTCAAACAAGCCGATGACGATAGTTTATTTGTTGAGATAGGATCTTATAAAGGGATGTCTACAGCATTTATGGCAGTAGAAATTATCAACAGCGGTAAAAACATTCGTTTCGAATGTATAGATCCGATGGAGATGGGTGTGGGAAGTTGGACCTGTAATGAAGATGAACAGCAAGGATATACTGAAGCAGATTTTAACGAGCGACTTGCGTCAGTCAAAGGTTATTATAAGCTACACAAAATGTCCAGCAATGATGCTGTAAATTCTTTTGAAGATGGTAGTATAGACTTCCTAATGATCGATGGCGATCATAGTTATGAAGCCGTTAAACAAGATATTGAAAATTATCTACCTAAAATGAGGTCAGGCGGATTAATGGTGGGCGATGATGCCTATGAACCCGATATTCAGCGAGCATTGGAAGACGCTGCCGGACATCTAAACCCTACAAATAATGGGGTACAGTTTTTTATCAGCATTCCTTAACCTGCATCACCGCGTATAGATATTCTAAAGTTGCCCGGTGTTATAAAGACATTGTTTTGTCTTAAATGTAACGCTAGGGCACTTTCTGTATGCCAAGATTGAACTGTCTGAGTAAAAAAGTTTGTAGTAGCATGGTTGAACATATCACAATAAATGCTCATATGTTCTGAACATGCTATTGCAAACATATCGCACATTTGCGGACTATCTGGGCTTAGATGTAGGTGCCCTGCAATCTTATTTCTAGGAGTAATTATTGCTATTTTTAAATCCTCTAAATTAATAGTGGAAAGATCTAACTCATCCACCAATCCAATATCTGGGCGTATCCTTACAATCATATCATACTTGACAGTATTTTCTATTTCAAAATTAAGTCTTAACTGATTAACTTTATAAAGGTTATACCATAATTTGTATGCAGGAGTAGGAATACCTTGTGGCTCTTTAGGTAACTCTACATAATCACTATCCGATAGTTCAAATGATCTAACAAAATTATTTAGGGGCAACATGGCTTGTAGATTAGCAGATGCTTGATTAACATCAGTAATCTTCCTCCAGGCATCTGACGGTAATTTATTATGAGGTATATGTTGATTATCTCCGGTGAAATAGCAGAACCAGTCTGCTTGATCATATCCTTTGATGTTGTTTAATAATAAATTAAAATCATCAGTAAATCTCGGTTGTCCACAAATTAGTATAGCAATTTTCATAAAATTAATTCCATCTTCTATCAATAGGAAATTGTCTAATATTCGAATTAAAATCTCCTTTGATTGTTTTAATTTTATTTTTAGACAAATGATAAGCCAACAAAGTTTCTGGATGAAACCAAACACCTGCATCATTGTATTTTTTCATAGAATGAATTGTAGTGGAATAGACATTCATAGCTGGTTCTTTGCCAATAGCTAATAAATCATTAGACCAATAATCTCCCACTATACTACTCCACCCATTTGGCACACCATTCCAATCATTTTTAGGCATTATAATTTCATCATCATGTATATTAAGAGTAGATACATCCAAATATGAATTGATACTAACATCAGATCTTACACGTATGATAAGGTCATATACCACTCCATTAGTTTCCTGATAATGTTTTCTTAATTCATTGACCTGAAATATATTATAATGCATCATAAAGACTCTTTCAGGAACGTCAACCCAAAAAAGGTCTTTAACCTGTGGCCATTGCTGAAGATGACTGTTAGATATTTCAAACCTTTTAATAAAATTATTTTTTGGAAGTTTTGATGATATTTTACCTATTGCCCAGTCTGCATCAAAATTTTCCCAAGAGTCTGAAAATTGTACTCCTTCTTTAGAAAGAGTTGTATGATTGGTATTAGACAAATAAATGAACCAATCTGCAGATTCATATCCTATTAAATTTTCTAAAAATAAATTAAAATCTTGAGTAAATCTTGGTTGTCCCGAAAGTTGTATAGCAATGTTCATATCAATATTTAAACAAGAGAATTAAATGCGTAGTAAATACTGATATGAAAATAGCATTGATAACCAGTGGCCTGCCTAGATTTACACAAGACTTCATTGACTTGATGCATAAGGTAACAGGTTTCTCTGATACAGCAGATTTCTATATCTGCATGTGGAAAACCGAATGGGCTACTATTGATGACCAAGCAAGACAAAAAATAGAAAGAATATTGCTACCTAACTATAGATTAGCTAAAATCAAAATAGTCGATGAACCGCCCTATGAATTGCCACCTCATACATTTAATCTAGCACCCCCTCATCCTGAAAATACAACATGGTGGTATAAACGTATATTTGCACAATTTACAGGTCTTGCAATGGCCTACGATTTAATTGATCAAGATTATGATGCCGTGATTAAATTTAGAGTTGATGGATCTATAATGAATCCATTAGATGTTCGAAGTTTGAATATTGATCAACATCCGTTGATATTTCCATCTAACAATGGTGCCGGATTTGATTTTTGTCCGTTAAGTGATTTATTTTTTGTAGGAACCCCAGACGCTATGAAATTCTATTGTGATCTCAGCAAAGAGTTTAAAGAATTAGTTCCTGCGGCGGATCCTACTTGGGGAGATTCTGATATTGTCGACGGAACCTGGACATGGGGTACTGAACACTTAATAGGTTATTATATGAGGAAATATAATTTTCCAATAGCATATGGAGATTTCCAGGTAACTTTAAACACTCAAGGAAGGTCGAAATATACAGATAGACATCCTCATCATAGAATAGTTGTTGATCCAACCGAAATATAAATTATGACTATTTTATTATTAGGCGACTCACATTCTGATATATTCTTGAGTATACCCAATACTTCAAGATTTGACCTAGGTGCTTGCGAATTAAAAGTATTTACAGCACATAGATTTGTAAATCCCAATGACACAGACCTTTGGTCAAAATTAACACCTTGGTTTGAACAACAAACAGAAAATAATAAAACATTGATCATAACTTCAGGCGAAATAGATATTCGTGCTCACTATTGGAAACACATGTTGCCTTACGGTAATCTACTACAATATATTACAGATAATGCTACAAAATTTTATCACGCATTACAGCAGTTAGTTGAAAAATATAAATTAGAACATATAGTAGTTTGGGGTCCTCCTGTAGCCGAAGAACGTGCTCGATATGTTAGTGAATATCCGTTTGGTGGCTCATCTTATACACGAAATCTAATTGTTCACTGTTGGAATAGAGAATTTAATAGATTAAGTTTTAATAACTCTACCATTACACTAGCCACAGCATATTATAATTTTATTGATTTTGATACTTATCGAAGTATAGAACCTTCTGGATCACACGATGGAGTGCACTGGCATCCTAGTAGCGGTCCTACGTTTTGGGAACATTTTATAACACCTGCTATGTCGGGTAATAAAATTGTTATTGACAATGAAGATCAAATAGCACTTGTAGAAAAAACATCTACGGGCGAACATCAATATGATACATGGGCACGTACTGACCAAATTATTAGTCTTGACAATATCAGTAAAAGTGTTATAATTAAAGATAATTCCTATTCCTGGGTTAGGGCAGAACAACGAAATCAATTACCCCAACAATATAGAGAATTAGGACTACAAAAAATATGAATATCGTAATACCGATGGCTGGCCTAGGCAGCCGCTTTCCCCGAGATAAGTTTTATCTTCCAAAGCCCTTAATTGATGTTAATGGCAAACCAATGATACAACGTGCAATTGAAAGTCTAGATATAGATGGACAATATTATTTTACTCTAAGAAATGATGAGTTCCTTGGCATACAGAAAGATGTCATCCGTAAAATTGTCAAAGATCCTGTGTTTATCACAGTTGATAAAACCACAGAAGGGCCTGCTTGTTCGGTCCTGCTATTTAAAGACTATATCAATACAGATGACGAGTTGGTCACTGCTAATTGCGATCAGGTCATGGATTGGTCAAGTAAGTTATTTTTCCATAATGTTAGACTTTATGACGGTGCGGTAGTAACATATTATAGTGATACTGATAAAAACAGTTACGTTAAGTTAGATCGTACAGGTCGTGCTATACAATTTGCCGAAAAAGAAGTTATCAGCAATATTAGCCTAAATGGTATTCATTATTGGAAACAAGGCAAATATTTTGTTGATAGTGCAGAGGCAATGATCGCTGCCAATGACCGTGCACCTAATGGCGAATTTTATATTTCAATGACCTATAATTACATGATCGCCGCAGGACTAGAGTGCGGTATATTTCACATACCTAATGAGTGTCATCATGCAGTTGGAGTTCCTGTAGATTTAGAAAGATTCCTAAAACATGATAAAACATAGAATAGAAGATTTTACAAGAGGATGGCTCATTGGTAACTTTGAACCGTCTTTATTAAAAACCCCAGATTTTGAAGTAGGCTTACTAACACATAAAAAAGGTGAAGTATGGCCTAAACATTATCACAAGATAGGCACAGAATACAATGTATTAATCAGTGGCAGTATGACAGTAGACGGCACGTTGATGGAACCGGGAGATGTATTTGTATTCCATCCAGACGATATAGCCGATCCTGTTTTTCACGAAGACTGCAAAATATTATGTGTAAAAACCCCAAGTATACCAGGAGATAAGTATGAAGTTTTATAGAGAAAGACTAGAGATTGATTTAGAAAAATATTATATTGCTACCTATGAAATGGCAAGTTCAACCTCATTAAAAGATGCGGCTTGGAATTTAGCTATTGGACAGAGTGTAGGTAATCCCAATGTGCGGAACGAATGGGAAACAGATGATCTGTTTGAAAATAACAGTTGCATCATTGTCGGCAATGAAAAGAAACTAGAAAAATCTACAGAAGGTATTGTAGAGATCGCTTTCCCTGTTATCAACACAGATTGGAAAACTGATGGTATTAGTCATATGCTTTGTCAATTAATGGGCGGACATGTTGATATTGATATTATTACAAAGTGCCGTTTAGTTAAATTAGAGTTACCAGAGACGGTAACAAAACATTTTAAAGGTCCAAAGTTTGGCATTACTGGTATTCGTAAGTTTACCAAACAATACGACAAGCCTATTTTTGGTAGCATCGTAAAACCTAAAATTGGTATTACTCCTAAAGTATTATTAGAAATGGTCAAGCAAATGGTTGACGGTGGAGTTGACTTCATCAAAGAAGATGAGATTATGAGTAATCCTGCTTTCTGCAAATTAGAAAAACGTGTTGATTTAATTGCCAACTATCTAGCCAAACAAAGTCGTAAAGTTATTTTCTGCCATACTATTAACTGTGATCCACACGTATTGGTTGACAGAGTTAATATGGTACACCAATTAGGCGGCAACGGTGTCCACATTAATGTGTTCAGCGGCTATGGTGCTTATAACAGTATCCGTAAACAAAATTTGCCATTGTTCCTGCACTATCAAAGTTCTGGTGCTAAAGTTACTACTGATGTAAATCACAGATTCAGTATCAGCTGGCCTGTTATGTGTCAGTTGGCTACATTGATGGGTGCTGATACAATCCAAACAGGTATGGTTGGAGGATACAGCAATGATGATCCAGAAGAGATTAAACAGTGTTTAGATATCCTACGTGCTGGTAATACACTACCAACACTGAGCTGTGGTTTCCATCCTGGACTGTTAAATAAAGTATCTAGTATTGCTGGTAATGATTATTTGGCAAATGTAGGTGGTGCTGTACATGGACATCCAGGCGGTACTCGTGCAGGTGCAACAGCTATGCGTCAAGCCATTGATAAAACCTATGGTCCCGAATATGATGAGGCTATTGCCAAGTGGGGTCTAGCATAAACAATTTTTAATAAAGGAATTTAAATTATGAAATGGCAACAAGATCTAATAAAAGATATAAGAACAAACAGCGGATATGATGATGCAGACGGAAATGCCGGTGGTCGTATCATTAGAGATATTAAGGGAGATTACACATGGAGAGAATTTTCAGAAGGTAACCGAGAAGCTCTAACTGAATATTTCCTTAAAACTAAAGATACATGTAGAGCTATCTTAGAAATAGGTGTAGCTAGAAATGCCAGCGAAAGCTCTTGCCATGTGTTTTTAGGTAACAAAAAAGATGAAACTATCTATGTAGGTATTGATATAGATGATAAAAGTTTTCTCAACGATGCCAATAAGAATATTTTTACTATTCAAAATACCAGCAGTGATGTTGAAAACAATATAGAAAAAATTAAATCATTCGGAGTAACGGAATTAGATTTTATTTTCATCGATGGATGGCATAGTATCAATCAAGTCTTAACAGATTGGGAATACACTCAGATATTGTCTTCTAACGGAATTGTAGCATTTCACGATATATCCGAGCATCCCGGTCCTTATCACTTTATAAGAAATCTAGATACAAATGTATGGAATGTTGATCTACGATGCCTCAATGATTGGGGTATAGGATTTGCCTGGAAAAAATAAACTATATAGCACACAAAGGACTCGCAGAAAGTCCTAACTCAGCATAATTAATTCCATTTCGAATCAAGAGGAAATTGTCGAATAGTTGATTCAAAGTTTCCTTTGATTGTTTTAATATTGTTGGCTAGTAGATGATGTCCTAATAGTGTTTCCGGATGGAAAGCAATACCCGAATCGTTATATTTTTTTATTGAATTCACAATATCACAGTAGGTAGTAACTGATTGATCTTTGCCAATGGCAAATTGATCATTGGCCATTAATCCAGGAAATCCAAACCAGCCGTTGCTAGGCATATATATTTCATTGTCATTAATAGTTAGTTGAGACATGTCTATAGGACTGTTAAGGTTAGAGTCAGATCTTACACGAAGTATAAAATCATATTCAACATTTTGTTGTCTTTGAAAATCTATCCTCAGTTGATTTGATTTTAACAGATTATAGTACATCATCCATACTCCCTCTACACTAAATGTACAGTGTACGTTGGATACTGGGGGCCATTGTTGGAGATGACTATCAGAGATTTTAAATCTCTGTATAAAATTATTTCTTGGAAGATTTGATGAAATTTTATTTATTGCCCAATCAGCATCAAAATCTTTCCAAGATTGAGAAATCTCTACTCCATCTTTAGTACGATGAGTATGAAATTTATTCGACAAATAAATGAACCAATCGGCTTGATCGTATCCTATTAAGTTTTCTAAAAGTAAATTGAAATCTTGAGTAAACCTTGGTTGTCCGGAAAGTTGTATAGCTATTTTCATATCAATATTTATTGTTAGAGAATTGGTTAACTATAAATATTTTGTGAATAAACTTATTATATTTGACCTCAACGGGGGTTCTTATAGAAAACAACCCGGACAATTTTTTAAAAAATTATATGAAAGAATAAGATGATTTTGATAGCACATAGAGGACTTACAGAAGGTCCTGACTCAGAATTAGAAAATCGTCCAGACCAGATACTTAACAGCCTAGCCAAAGGATATCACTGTGAGATTGATGTTAGATTTATCAATAAAAAATGGATGCTAGGCCACGATAATCCAGACTACGAAGTTTCATTTGAATTTTTAGAACAACCAAATTTATGGATCCATGCTAAAAATCTAGATGCATTGTATATACTAGGTGCTAGTAGAAAATTAAACTTCTTCTGGCATCAAGAAGATGATTTTACTTTAACTAGTCAAGGATATATTTGGACATATCCGGGACATGAATTAACTGAAGACAGCGTTATGGTCATGCCGGAGTATGTTGACTCAACATTAGAAAATGCTTATACAGCAGAATGCTATGCGATCTGTTCTGACTACATTACCAAAATTGAATTAGAACGCAACAAATTAAACAAGGAATAAAAAAATGAAATGGCAACAAGACTTAAATTATGATATTAGATTTCATAATGAAAAAGATGATTATGATGGAGGAAGTTGGCAAGGATTCCCCCATCCCCAAGGATATGAGAGTGGCCATTCGGGTGAATTCACTGTAGAAAATAAAAAATACATTGAAAAGTATTTTGACTATGTAAAAAGAAATTGTCGTGCTATTTTAGAAATAGGTGTTTGTCGTAACTCATCTTATAGTTCTACACATTCATTTTTAAAATATAAAAATCCAGAAACAATTTATGTTGGTATTGATTTAGACGATAAAAGTTTTCTAAATGATCCTGCCAATAATGTTTATACAATTAAAAATACCAGCAGTAACATTAATCAGAACATGGAAATGATGCAATCATTTGGTGTTACAAAGTTCGATTTTATCTTCATCGATGGATTACACAGTGTTAATCAGGTATTAATTGATTGGGAATATACAAAATGGTTAGGTCAAGGTGGTATGGTAGGATTTCATGATGTTACTTGTCACCCCGGACCTCAAAGATTTGTAGAAGCACTAAACACTGATAAATGGAATGTAGAGAAAAATCTATGCCCTGAAGATTGGGGTATTGGTTTTGCATGGCCCAGACATTATTAATTCATGTTAATCTTAGTGTAATCATTGAAATATTAAATAGTATTATACCATAAGGTTTCCCATGACTTCCCCTAATAAAGTTTTATTCATTCTCAAACGCAGAGAAGACTATAATGATATCTTGCATTCAAATGTTGGACTGAGTACAGGCCTATATAACTCTGCTAATTTCATGAATGAAATGTTGATTGATCAAGGCATCGAATCTAAATTATTTGTAGCCATTGACAACAACTGTATCGATCGTCAAATTAATCTATATAAACCCACACATGTCATCATAGAAGCATTGTGGGTTGTTCCTAGTAAGTTTGAAGTACTGTGTAAATTACATCCCACTGTAACCTGGATCATACGATTGCACAGTGAGATGCCATTTATGGCTGGTGAAGGCATGGCCATGGACTGGGTAGGTGAGTATAGTAAATTTCCAAATATTATCGTATCCTGTAATGCTCCTAGAATGTTAAATGAAATTAGAATGTATATTAAAACCATGCACGGCTTAACTGACAATCAGGTAGCGGAAAGAGTTATATATTTGCCTAACTATTATCCACAGGATTATAAATCAAAGAAATTGAATAAGGATAAAGATACTATAGACATATGTTGCTTTGGTGCTATACGTCCGTTAAAGAATCATTTATTACAGGCTCATGCTGCCGTGGGATTTGCAGAAAAGATAGGTAAGAAGTTAAATTTTCATGTTAATGCAGGCCGTATTGAAATGAATGGTAGCCCTGTAATTAATAATCTAACTGGGCTTTTTGATCATTTGGCAGATAGTGGACATCAATTGATTAACCATCAATGGCGTCCAAGAACTGAATTTCTCGAACTATGTGCTATTATGGATATAGGATTACAGGTAAGTTTTTCAGAAACTTTTAATATTGTTGGTGCTGATTTAATTAGTCAAGGTGTTCCACTTGTGGGCAGTGTAGAAATTCCCTGGATAATGCCAAACTGTTCCGCAGATCCTACAGATACCAATGATATAATTAAAAAATTAACATCTGCATACAATTGGTCTAAAATGAATGTCTGGACCAATCAAAAGTGCCTGACAAAATATACCAATAATACAGTAAAAGTTTGGACGAAATACTTTAATTAAGACTTTGAGGCGATATCGTTAGCGATATCTGCTTTAATACTGGCTAGTGTATCTGGACCTATTACATCTTGAGTCCACCCAATAATAGTATCTTGTGATAAATCTGCAAAAGGTATATAGGAATCTGATATTTCTGCTACATCAAATCTAGCCAATCCTTGCTTACTGCTAGAATTAACTCCGTCTGTTCCAGTCATTTGCCACATTACACCGCCGAGATAATCATCACTAGGAAAACTGCCTGCAGGATATAGTAGGGTTTGGATTATCGATAATGTGTAAGAAATAGCCATTTGTTGTAAACTCCTAATATGTGCATTTATTTAGTTGGAATTAAGTTATTTTTAAATATTTCCCATGCCCTATCCCATGCCCAACGTTGGCTAGAACGTTCTACATCTTCTTTTTTTAACTTTAAACAAGCATCTATAGCATCTTTGAGATTAGTTCGCATACATCCTGTCATTCCTTCATCTATAACATCCTCCGGACCTTGACATGGATAAGCAGCCACCGGAGTTCCGCAGGCCATTGCTTCTATCATAACAATGCCAAATGTTTCCCAGCGACTAGGGAATACAAATACTTCTGCATTAGCGTAATATCTAGCTAATGGTAATCCTGTTTTGAATCCTGTGAAATGTACATCTGGATATTTCTTTTTGTAAGTTTCTAGCATGGGTCCACCACCCACCATAATTTTTTGATATCCTGGATAGTCCAATTCAAAAAAATCTTCTAAATTCTTTTCTTTACTTACACGGCTAACACATAGTAGGTATTTTCCAGGAATATCTTGTCTTAATTTAGGAGTGAATATACTACGATCAACACCTCGAGTCCACGGAATAACCTCACCATCAAATCCGTGTGCCTGTAATTCTTGGACCATACTATCAGTTGTGGTCAGCACTCGACCACTATGCTTGTGAAACCATTTAACAAAACGCCAAGTAAACTTTTCTGGAATACCAAATAGTTTCTTTAAGCCTTCAGGAAACTTAGTATGATAAGCGGTATTGTACCTATAATTATGTAGTGAAAGATACTTTCTAGCCCGCAGACCAAGAGGACCTTCTGTCGAGATGTGGATATAATCCGGATTGATCTCCTCAATCTTCTTGCCCACCTTCCGGGGATAGGTAATCTTGACTTCGTTGTAGCCAGGGCAATCAATATAGCGGAACCACCCGGGATGAAGCACCACAACGTTATAACCGTCCAAAATCGCAAGTTTCTCAATGTTTTTGTAAGTTGTGACAACGCCATTGATCTGATCCGGTAAGTTATCGGTTATTATCAGTATTGTTTTCATAATATGTTTCTTTAATGGCTAGAATTAAAGTAAGACTTACCCAAAGGATATACATTGTGATTATAAAGTATTTCATTATATTTTAATTTGTTAAAGTATCAGACTGGTCATTTTCTCGTATCCAGGTAATTATTTCCCACTTGCCATCATGATGTTCTACTAGTGCTGTACACGATTCAACCCAATCACCGGCGTTCATGTAAATGATACCATTTATTTCTTTTATTTCGGCCGAGTGAATATGGCCGCAAATTA